TTGACTCAGTTGCAAACCCAGATCAACTATTAACTTTGGCGATTAGCAATAACTTAGATTTAGGAAAGCTGGAAAAGCTAATGGAGTTAAAAGCCAGATGGGATGCAGAGCAAGCGCGAAAGGCTTTCTTTGAAGCCTTGCAGAAATTCCAGGCAGAAGTTCCGGAGATACGCAAAAACAAATCCGTATCATTCAAAGAAGTGAAGTACAATTACGCACCGCTTGCTGACATCGTTAGGCAAATCAAAGAAACTTGTAAGAATTGCGGACTGTCCTACCGGTGGGAGATTGCCGACACGAAGGAGGAAATAAGCGTTTCGTGTTTGGTAACTCACACTGACGGACACACCGAGAAAACAACAATGATGGCAACGCCTGACCTTTCGGGTAGTAAGAATCAAATCCAGGCGCGTGGCTCTGCAATTGAGTATCTTAAGCGTTACACATTAATTGGCGCGCTTGGTCTGAGCACTACTGACTCAGACGTTGACGGGTTCTTACCTGAGATAAGCATTGACTTACTCCACAGGCAATACATGGAGCATTATAATGAATTAATTCAGATTGACTCACAGTATACTAAATGGCACCCAGATAATTTCCGTTCTGAAAAAACTAAAAATCTGTACATAAAAGCCATTAGTGAGATAAAGAAGAAGCTCGTTGAAGTAACCCCGAAAGAATTATGAGTAATTTTTTAGATAACTTATTAGATGAGAGGACATCTAGCAGTTGGATTGAGCAGAACTCTGATGAGTGGAGCCTGGTTCGAATTGGCCGATTCACGTCCTCCGAAATACACAGGCTAATGGAGCCTTCAAAGCGAGAAATGACAGAAAGAGAGTTGTCTGATAGACCCAAATCAGGGCCTGGTAGTAAAACGAAATTTGTTTATGATTTTAGTAAATTGTCTGACGGGGCTATTACTTACGTTCGTGAAAAGGTATCTGAAATATTGACTGGTACTAGCCGAAACTCTGCCTACTCATACGCTGTCTTTTGGGGCACTGAGCATGAGGATGAGGCTCGTGAGTACTTCGCACAAAAGACAGGCTTCAATGTTGAGAAAGTAGGGTTCTTTAAGTTCACAGACCACGCAGGAGGAAGTCCTGACGGATTTGTGAACGATGATGCAATCCTTGAAATTAAGTGTCCATTCGACTCTAAGAACCACATTGGATACCTCATGTTAACCGATCAATGGGATTTGAAGGCACTTTATTTTGATCATTGGGTACAGTGTCAGGCTAACATGTTATTCACGGATAGAAATATGTGTCATTTTGTTGCCTACGATCCGCGAATGAAAGACGATAAACACAAGATGGTGCATATACAAATAACTCCTGATAATGAGACCAGGGAACGCATTGTGCATCAAATTGAACTGGCTGTAAAGGAGAAACTAGAACTACTAAAGCTACTGAAATGACAAAGATGAGACCAATAAAATTTCAAGGTGTATATCAACACTTTAATGAGAGTCTCTATGAGTTTAGAGAGTGGGGGCCGTATGATGGTGGCTTTAAAAGCCCATCGTTATTATTAAATTATAAACTTATAGGTCACCGTCAGTTCACTGGCTTGTACGATAAGAACGGAAAGGAGATTTATGATGGGGATATTGTTAAACTCACAACTTCTGGCGATCATACGTTTGGAAAGGACAATTACAACTTTCATGTCGAATATATTAACGCTGGATTCTACTATAGGACTCCTTATGGACTAGTGCAGTTATTCCATAACCGCTTTGAGGAGGCAGAAGTAATCGGAAACATATACCAAAATCCTGAACTACTCAAATGAGACCCATCCCCGCCTATCCAGATACTCAGCAGAAGCAATACGATAGAAGTATAAGAACATCAGTGATACTTTGTTTTGTCGCCGGCTTCACTATCGCACATTTATTGTTTGCTTTTGCATGCTGTATTTGCTACTGGCTTGACATTGCTCTGTAAAACATTTTTTAGTAAATTAATGATCTTCGACCACAACAATATTTACGAACTAGACGGCATCAAATACAGGTTGATTCGTATGAATGATGATGGCGTTGGAATATTTCAACAACTCAATCCAGACGGAAGCGACTACGTTACGTACAATAAAAACTCACAAGGAGAAGACACTTCTGTAAAAGATAGAGGTAGACGTATCATTTATAACAGGCTTAACCAAATGAAAATATGGACAGATACATTTTAAAAACGGCGCTAGTTACACTTTGCTTCCTGCCGTTCATTTCGCTTATTGTGTTCCTTACAGGAAATGAACACTTGCTTGTGGGGTTCTGGTATGACTATAAATGGTTCTCGTTACTACTTGTAGTTATTTTAGGAGGGTCTACGTTGATATATAAACTTGTGAAGAAGAGATGAAAGTTTTACATCTTACTTTGAAAAAGAAGTGGTTTGATATGAGCGACTCTGGAGAAAAGAAAGAAGAGTATCGTGAGATAAAACAATATTGGTGGAAGAGACTAGTGCAGTGTGGGCAATGCTATGCTTATCCAGAAATTTACGAATGGGATTCGGACACCTTACTACCAGTAGATCAATGGAAAATGTTACTACCAAAAAATTTTGATGCGGTAACAGCCACCAATGGTTACGGTAAACAGCGTCCATCATGGACACGGAAATTTGAAGGCATAGAAATACGCGAAGGACGCACAGAGTGGGGAGCTGAACCCGGTAAAATATACTTTGTCATTAAACTAGGTGAAAAGATATGACCACTCTAATAACACAGATACCGTTTTTGATAGAGCTTCTTGGTGATGCCTGGCTGATCTCTAAGAAGAAAAAAGACATACACTGGACTGTAAGGTGTTGTTTGATTGTGGTTGTTTGTTTGGTTTATGGATGGGGCGATGTCGGGCAGACTGTGAGAGGGTTAGTGCTGTCGGTCGCTCCATTCTGTTTCTTTGATGTACTGTTGAATGTGCTCAGGAAAAAGAACTGGTATTATCTTGGCACGAAGAAATGGGACACGTTCTTGAAGAAGTTCAATCCCTGGTTCTTGCTCGTGGTTAGGATGATTCTGTTTATCGGATGTTTGATTATTGGATTATGATACTATACGATGCTTTACAAATCGCCGAAAAAATAAAGTCTCAATTATCCCCTCATTGTGAACGCATTGAAATAGCGGGAAGTATTCGAAGGAGAAAGAGTGAAGTTAAGGATATTGAGATTGTTGCTATACCAAAGCCTTACGAAGTAGGTTTATTTGAATCTGGCATTGCAACAATTGTTAATCGATGGGAGAAAGTAAAAGGTGAGTTGCCATGTAAATATACTCAACGCATTTTACCGGAAGGTATTAAACTCGATCTATTCTTTGCTGATCGAAGTAATTGGGGGTTGATTCTAGCTATTCGAACGGGGTCAGCAGAGTACAGTCATAAGGTTTTAGCGACCGCGTGGGTAAAGGCCGGGTATAAGTGCATCGATGGTCATCTTTACCACATAGAAAACAAAAAGAATTACGACGTAAGAGAAGAGCAAGATTTGTTTAAGCGAATCGGATTGAATTACGTTGAACCAACGATGAGAAGTTTATGAAATGCGCATTCACATTTAATGGCGCTCACTACATAGCGCCTTCAAAGAAGGAGGCAAGAAGGTTTCTTAAGTTTTTCAGTTGTAAATATACTCGTCCATATCGATTTAAAACAAATTGGAGGATAAAGCATATTGAAGTCGCTCCAAGCTATTGTCAAATGATGATAGTTGGACGTGATAACGTTTCGTTTAAAAGTTTCTAACATGACAAAAACACACAAGCACCGCGCAAAGATCGCTAACGACTCTGCACGACCACCGAAGAGTTCTCCAAACGACTACGGTAATAATCCCTACATAACCGGGGAAATAAGAGGGGTGGTGTATGAGCCGGAGAAAGAGCAAAAGAAGTTAAGGCAGTAAATATATTTACACGAAATCAGTTGACAATTAGAATAAATGGTTGTTAATTGAGGTGTAATTTATTCGCGAATTTATGGTGGAGGCTCTAAATTCGCGGGTAAGTTGTTAAGGTCGCAAAACTTTAACTTCCCGCCCGGTCGCACCTCCACGCGCCGGGTTTTTTTATTTATGGAGATAGAGCAATCATATTGTGACAAGCACGGCAAGGAAATAACCGAGTTTGCATTATTGAAATTCTTCCATTTCAAGGGTGTTAATCGTCAAGGTAGAGGAAGGAAAAATTACTACATCTACAAGTGGGTTCGGCTATATGAGTTTAACGGAAAGATGTATTGGGTAGCATTACACCTTTTAGATTCGAGGGGCGATTACTTTCATTTACGCACTGTCGCTGGTAAAGACCGTGTTGTTGATTGCGAAATAATACAAGACACAAATTATTAAAAAGGCGTGGCTAAAGGTAAAATAATTGACTTTTGGATCACTGCAAATCAAGTAGTGCAGAATGAAATTAACGATAAGTTTCAGCAGATTGTTGATGAAATAAAATCTAATGGCAAATAAACCTTACATGCCACTGATGATGGGCGATTGGGTGAAGGGAACGAGGGGAATGAGGGCTGATGTAAAGGGTGTGTACATCGGTCTACTAATTCATCAATACGACACCGGATACATCCCGAAAGACATTGAAGAATTATCTCTAATAGAACCTGAGGTGCGCAAAGTTTGGGATAAGCTTAAAGACAAGTTTGAAGAGTTCGAGCCGGGGCGACTGCGGAATAAAAAGTGTGAGGAGGTTAGGGCCTTTTGGTCTAAACAACGCTCAAACGGCACAAAAGGAGGAAGACCAAAAGCCAAACAAAAGCCAAACAATAACCCAAACACAAACCCAAAACCTAACCATCATATTGATCTTGATATTGATCTTGATATTGATTTAAAAAATAAAAAGGAGTCAGAAAAAATTGATTTCACAAAACCTGACGTTGACGGTGATGAAGTAATGTTTCCAATTGATACCCCGGCCATGCGAAATCTATGGTCATCCTGGAAGGAGGCCAGATGGAACAACTTCGGGGTTAGGTATGCGATGCACGGCGAACAAGCCGCGCTACGTCAACTGGCGAACATGAATTTTCACGAAATTGAACAAGCGATTCAGCAGGCAATAGCAAGTAATTGGAAAAACTTATACCCTGAGAAAAATGGAAAACGGAAAGGAACTAACAAAGAGCAACAGACAGCATCAACTATCGAATATCTCGCAAACCATTACGGCAATAAGTCTAAGTGAGAAGCGATTTGAGGATGTTGAGAAATCAGTTGGAACGTCAGTAAAAGAAATACTAGACCGCCCGCCAATAGCCATGCTAAAGCACGTTGTAGAGCCGGAGAAAATAGAGGCGTATTTAGCTGTACAGATTGCAAAGGTTGTCAGCCAAGTAAACATATCTGCGGATTTGAACATACAGGCATATCAAATACCGCTGATTGCTGAACAACTAGTATCTCTCTATCCTGTTGAAACAGTTGAAGACTTTACGCTTTGCTTCAAGCGTGGGGCGGCCGGATTTTACGGAAGGATATACAGGCTAGATGCAGCCACAATATCAGAATGGATGAAGCAATACCTTGATGAAAAGTACAGTCACGTAGAATTAGGGTTTGAAAGAACAAGGAACGAGAACGAGGAAAGCGTAGTGAACTACGAGGCGTTCCGAGAACGTGTCAGCGAGTTCTTGCAGCAGGATAAGAAAGGCTTTTCATCGGCAGACGAGAACGAGATACAACGGCAAAAATTAGCCAATCCGTATAAGTATTTCGCGGTTCGTGGTGTTCAGATATATGCCAAATCACAAGAACACGCTGAGCAAATAGCTAAGCGTTTGATTGATAGCGGAGAGCTTGAAGAGTATTGAAGAACGGACGAAGAAGCAGAAGAAAGACTTAAACAATTCGAGCCATGACAGAATACGAATGGTTACCCGCCCCGGCATTTCTTACAAAGGTTAAGTTGTTGCCGCTTATTCCTAAAACAGCAGACGTTGACGTGTGGCTCAAGAATCTTAACAGGGCAACACGTAAGGAAAAGAACCCTGATCGTAAGCGGAGAATGAAAATAATCAGCGAGGAGATCGAAAGCATAAAGGATATGTTATGAACAGCGTATTAGATGCTCAGGAACAGTTTTCTGAATGCTTCGGTGATATTTGCTTAAGTGACTTGACAAGTGAAATTATTTTGCCGTGGTTCTCAAACGAAGCTTATGAATTGTACGAGTTCATACAGGCTCATCAAAAACCGGCGCCGGTAGAAATATCGTGCTCAATCGTTCGACACAACGGATATATTTATTATTGTTACCAAAAATGACATCCCGCCAATCCCTACGTAAAGAGGCTGACAGAGTGTTTAGCGAGTACATTAGAAGAAAGTATGCTGATGCTTTTGGTCTTGTTGTGTGCGCTTGTGGATGTGGTGAGCGTAGTCACTGGAAGCGAATGCAGTGTAGCCATTACGTAGTAAGAGGTAACGATTCGGTAAGGTGGGAAGAAAGAAACGCAGT